TATTTATATGACTAGGAAACAGCTAATAGAATATATTAAGAATAAAGGCATATATGAGGAGGTAGATAATACTCTTATTGATGAACTACTCTATAACGTTAAGATAATTAAACAGGCTAAAAAAGATTTACAGGAGTATGGTTTGATGATGAATGTGAGTAAGAATGATGATAAACCATATTTCCAACAATCTCCGGCCGTAGCCATATATAACTCTGCTGTTAAGAATATAATGAATATTTCCAGAAAACTCGCTCTATCTCCTTTAGACAGGTCTGCTTTAAAGGTTAATGTAGAGGAGGATGATGATGGGTTCGATTAGTAAACAACAGAGGGAACAGCAGATAAACCAATATATAGATAAATGCCTAGAATTAGCCTACCAATACGAGAAAGACGTTTTAGAGGGTAATATAGTAGTAAACAGGTGGATTAAGAAAGCTATTCTGAGGGAACAGAAACTAAGGAGAAAATATACATATAATGAGGACAAAGTAAGAGACGTATTTAAGTTCTTTTACTTCGTTAATATTGAAAGAAAAAAACAATTCATTCCATTAGCTTTTCAGGCTTGGATAGTATTAGCAATCTACTCTCTATACAGAGATAATGGGTTGAGACTTCGCAAATATGCTATTATCTGGATGGCAAGGAAGAACGGAAAAACAGCATTTACCTCTCTATTATCACTGTATGAGTTGATGAAAGGTGCAGAGAATGCAGAGGTTTACTTCTTAGCCACTACCAGTAAGCAGGCTGGTCAGGCATTAGCCTACTTAAAGGCAATGATTGCAGTGAGCCCAGCATTAAGAAAAAGAGTTGAACCTCTTACATATTATATCAGATATAAAGGTCATTCAATAGCCAGACCATTGGCAGCCAGAGCAGACCACCTAGACGGCTTAAACCCATCATTCTGTATTATAGACGAGTCACACGCACACGCAAACAGAGACTTGTTTAATATTATGGATTCTGGAATGAAAGCCAGGAGAGAGCCTTTATTACTGGAAATATCTACAGCAGGTTTTAGAAAGGATTACCCGTTTTACACTCAGTTAGAACTAGCTAAAGATGTATTAGACAATAAGACTGAGCAGGATAATACACTCTATATGCTTTACACCTTAGATGAGGAGAGTGAGATAGAACAGCCGGAAATGTGGGTAAAATCAAATCCTAGTTTAGGTCATCTATTAGAACTGGAAACACTACAGGAGGATTACAATAAGTCTAAGAAAACTAAGGCAGATTTAAACAGCTTTATTGTAAAGAACCTGAATTTTTACAAAGAATCTAATATCACTTGGATAGAGGATGATATGTATAAGAGGTGTTTTAAGGACTTCAATATAGAGGATTTAAAAGGTAGTAAGGCGTTTTTAGGTATTGACTTAGCAGCTACAAGGGATTTGGCAGCTTTAGCAGTATTAATAGAAAAGGATGGTAAATTTTATGCTAAAGTAGAACACTTTCTACCCCAGAATGACAGACAGGTAGTCAGGATGAACGGTTTAGATTTATCAGACTGGATAGAAAAAGGATGGATTACACAAACAGAGAGACCTACAATTGATTATGAGTACATAGCACAAAGAATCAAATACTATACAGAGAACTTTGATGTAGAGTCATTAGGATATGATAAGTGGAATAGTTCACAGTTAATCCCTGATTTACAAATTAATCTTGGTTTATATTGTGTTCAATGCCCACAGAATACAGGTTTCTTTAATATGCCACTGAGATATTTAGAGAGGTTTATAGTAGAGGAGAGTATTAAACTTGAAAAGAACCCAGTTTTAAGGTGGATGTTTAGAAACGTGGTATTATATCAGGATGGTAATGGCAATATCAAAGTAATGAAAAATAAGTCACTTGATTCTGTAGATGGTGTAGTAGCATTAGCAATGGCAGTAGGTATGTATTTAAAAGATAAAGAGAATAATTATGAACTTACTTGATAGCCTTGGTAATATAGGCAAGAAAATTAAACAAATATTTGGGATAAACCTAAACTTTGGAGGTGGTGGTAAGAAAATAGATACTGATGGTATTAGTACTATACAGACTTGCACCAGAATATTAACAGAGAATGTAAGTAGATTACCTCTGATAGTAAGGGGAAAAGATGGTCATATTATAGAAAACCACCCTGTATCAAAGGCTTTTAATAGGTCTTTCAATGGTTTTCTTACAGCAGACAAAGGACGTAAGATTATAGAGAGAGATAGGGTTCTTAATGGTAATGGTTTTGCTATTATCAAATATAACATTAAAGGAGAGTTGCAATCATTAACCCCTGTTCCTTATGTAGCAGTACAGGGAATAGTTTTAAGAAACGATACTCTTTACTATGCTATAGACCACTCACTTAATCCTTTTACAGATAGGGAGGATAGAGAGACTATCAATGGTGAGGAGATATTACACTTTACTTCATCTAATATTAAGGAGTTTGTAGGTATCTCACCAGTAAAATCATTGATATTTGAGGCAAGTATTAGACAGAGAGCCAGTGAAACCCTAATTAACTTTTACAAAAACAATGCTATGAGTCCGGTGGTGCTTTCATCCAGTATTGGAGATATGTCACAGATTAAAGCATTAAAGGAGTTTACGAAGGAATTTGAGATTGAGAATACTGGTTCATCAAACGCTGGTAAGGTTATTAAGTTACCCCCAGGTATGAAGTTAGACTCTTTAGATTACAAATTTGCTGATGCTGAACTAATTAACACTTTAAAGTTTACAAATCAGGAGATAATTAGTGCTTTTGGAATACCATCATTTTTGATGAGTTACGAGACTACCCAGAGCATTGAGAATCAAACGCTAGAGTTTAAAACATTTACTCTTAATGCTATACAGGCCGGATATAAGTCAGAGATTGAAAACAAGCTACTTACTACAAAGGAGATAAATGAGGGTGTTTATATAGACTTTGACTATTCGGTATTACTGGATGCAGACCTGAAAACTAAAGCAAACGCATATAAGATGTTAGTTAGTAATGGTCTTTGTACTCACAATGAGGCACTAATTAAGCTAGGTTTTAAGCCTATAGATAATGAGAATGGAGATAAGCACTATATGCAAGCGCAATATGTAAAACTAGAGGAATATAATCAAAATAATGTAGAAAATAATGATGGATAATAAAATATCAATTAGGTCAGAACAAAGAGAGGGTGGCTTTGAGGATATTTGGATTGAGGGATATGCAGCGGTATTTAACCAAAGGTCTAAACTTATTTTAGAGAATAATAAACTATTCTATGAGGTAATTAAACCGGAGGCTTTTGATGATGTATTGAGGTCTGAAAATCTGAATGTAAAGGCTGTGATAGACCACGATAACTCAAAGATGTTAGCCAGAACTAAGTCAGGAACATTAGAGCTATCTGTAGATGACTATGGATTAAAATATAGAATCCTTTTGCCAGATACTAGCCTCGGTAGAGATATTCAAAATATGGTAGAGAGAGGAGATATATATGAGTCCTCTTTTAAATACTCTACAAGGAAAGGAGATGATGTTTTTAGCAGAGACGAAAACGGTGATTTGATTCATACAGTAAACAAAATTAGAGGATTGTATGATGTTTCACTGGTTGTAGATGGCGCCTTTGCTAATACTAACCTAGAGATAGCAAAGAGGTCACTACAGGAGTTTGAAGCTGAAGAGCAGGAAGAGGTAGAGCGCAAACAAGCTATTAAAGACGAACTAGAAACCAAACGTAATTATTTAAAGGAGATTAAGGATGAAATTAAGTGAAATGATTAGTAAACGTTCAGAGATTGTAGAGGAAATGGAAACTATCCTTTCTGGTGCAGAAACTGCTGAACGTAGTATGAATGAAGAAGAGACCGCCAAATGGCGTGAGTTGGATGAGCAACAAAAGGAGCTTGAAACTCAGATTAATCAGCGTAAAGAGCAGGATGCTATTAACGCAAAACAAGTAGATAACCAAATTAATAAAAATAATTCAGAAACTAAGATGAGAGATTTCAAAGAAGTAGTAACCCGTTCAGGGGATAAAGTAGAGAATTTTTCAGTACGTGCCGTAGAGTTGGCCTCTGGAATTTATGATGAAAAAGTAGCTGGTAATGTTTCCTCTGTAGGTTATGAACCTTTCTATAAAGGAATGGGAGTAGAGATTCTTCCCAACCTCCAAAGCGCAATTAAATTGCCTTATACCGGAGTGATTAAAGCAGCTAAGAAAGCAGCCGGAGCCCGTAACGATAACGCTGAAACCCTTTCTACTGTATTGCTGTCACCCAGCCGCTATACTGTTACTGAGACTATCGGTAAAGAGTTGTTAGCTGTTGGAAATGAAATGGCCTTGCAGTCATTCCTTATGGAAATGGTTAAAGGTTGTGACCGTGCAGTAACCAAGGATATTTATGACCAGATTGTAGCTGGTGCAACTGCTATCAGTGGACTTACCGCTTATGATACAGACGCATTTGACCAGATTACTGGTGCTGTAGATGGTGATGTATCACTGTTGATGCCTCGCACTGAGTTCTATACCGCTAAAGGTAAGAAAATTGATGCAGGTTCAGGTTTGTTCCTCGTAAATAAAGCAAGCCAGTTTACTGGTAATCTTTGGGATGGTACACCAGTGTTTTACTCTGGACTGTTTGACGGTACTGATATTGCAGCCGCTGACCTCAAACACGTAACTGTAGGTGAGTTTGGTGAAGAGTATGAGGTAATCTTTGATTACTACTCAAAAGCACCTGAAGGACAGGTAGTAGTAACTGTTGCCAAGATTGCAGACGTTAAAGTACGTAATGCAAATGCAGTTAAGAAAGCTACTATTACTGTAGTGTAAGTGAGTTTCCAAATCATATAATCACTTGAATAGTACCTCTATTAGTTTAGGGGTGCTATTCATTTTAAATTAATAAATATGGTAGAAAAGAGTAATAAAGATTATGCAAATATAACGCTGGACTTACTTAAACAGCAATTAAACTTTGATAGTGATTATACTGATGAGGATAACTATTTAACTCAACTAACTAAAGCCTCAGTAGATTACTGTGAGTCTGCTTTAGGGTTTGATATTGTACCTACTGATAACAGTTTAAAGATAGAGGACTTTGGAAGAGATTACATTACTGTAGATGAGGGTAATTTAAGCCAAATAACAGCCATTACTATTGATGGTGAACCAGTAACTGAGTACAAGGTAGAAAAGAAGTATTATAGCTTTAAAATAACATTTGAGGTGTATTTATCAGGTGATTTAGAGATAACCTTTAAAACAGGTTACACCACTGAGATAAAATCAAAACATCTACAAGCGGTACTAATTAAAGCCTCAGATTTATATGATAGTGAGAGACAATCTTACAACTATAATGTAAATAAGAATGAGGTATTAAAATATTTATTGACGTTATGATAGCAGGACAATTAAGGTATAAAATTAAAATATTATCTAAACAGTCCACTGTCAGTGATTATGGTACTCTTACAGACTCTTATGTATTAAATTATTCTACTAGAGCAGGTATTAAATATAATTCAGGTGGAGAGAAGTTTACTAATCACCAAACAGAGCCTAATCAGGTTCTAACCTTTACTATTCGGAACAGAAAAGATAAGGTAATTACAGAGATTGACAGGGTTGAGTACAACGGTAATCAGTATAATATAGTCGAAATTATACCAAAGTTTGACGGTATTTTTAAGAGTTTAGATATTAAAGCGGAGAAAATAAATGACTAATACAGGCAATAATCAAACACTACAGATATTTGGTACAAAGGAACTGAATGACCTGTTTGAGGCGATGTCTGATAGCCAACAAAGGTCACTATATATATCTGCTTTCAGGAAAATGACCAAACCACTACTCAAAGATATTAAGAGTAGAATCCCATCAAATTTAAAAGGATTAAGACGTTCTATTATCGCTAAGCCAGTAAACAGAGAAAAGGCTTTAAAATTTGGTGCATCCAGAAAGAAAGACAAACAGGCTTATTTAGCCAATATATTTGAGGGAGGAACAGGTGAGAGATTCTATGTAACCCGTAAAAATAAGGTTAAGAAAAGCACTGGT